CATTTGAAATACTTAACAGAATTGAAGAAGAAGAAAACTTGCTTGAGGGTAAAACACCTGAAGAGGCAAAGGAAAAAATCTTTAAAGGATTCGCAGAAGGTAGATCTAAGTAATGTACGAGCAAAGTTTAGTTAAGACGGTTGAGCCTATAAAGAAAACCACTATTTCAAGAATGAACAAAGGAAAGAAGTGGAAGTATGGCTACAACAAAGAGCAGGACCTAATAGTGCTTTCGCGCAACGGTCAGATAGGAGAGATCATAGAAATACAAAATCTAGTGATTGCTCTGCCTAAAGTGCCTAAGGATGTGTATAGCAACGCAAAGGATAAATGGGTTAAGTTTGAGCAACCAAAAGAGTTAGAGCGTTTAAAAAATATATTTGACTGGAGAAGTTACCCGGAAAGCAGTAAAGAAAAATGGCACGATTATATAGACGAAGAATTTAGAAGAAGAGAAGAAGGATTCTGGTTTATGAATGATGGTAAACCAACCTGGATAACTGGCACGCACTACATGTACTTACAATGGAGTAAGATAGATGTAGGCGCTCCGGACTTTAGAGAAGCAAATAGATTGTTTTATATATTCTGGGAAGCTTGCAAGGCAGATAAAAGATGCTACGGTATGTGTTATCTTAAAAACAGACGTTCTGGGTTTTCCTTTATGTCCTCAGCAGAAGCCGTTAATTTAGCTACTCTAGCAAGTGATAGTAGATATGGAATATTATCTAAATCAGGAGCTGATGCTAAAAAAATGTTTACCGACAAAGTTGTACCTATATCAATTAATTACCCATTCTTTTTTAAACCTATACAAGATGGTATGGATCGCCCAAAATCCGAGCTTGCTTATCGCGTACCCGCTAGTAAGTTTACTAGGAAAAAGATAACTGCAAATGAAAAGCTAGAAGATATACAAGGATTAGATACAACTATTGACTGGAAGAATACTGGAGACAATAGTTATGATGGTGAAAAACTAGCTTTATTAGTGCATGATGAAAGTGGTAAATGGGAAAGACCGGACAACATATTAAATAACTGGAGAGTTACAAAAACTTGCTTAAGATTAGGTAGTAGAATTATCGGGAAGTGCATGATGGGATCAACCTCAAACGCTTTGGACAAGGGTGGTGAGAATTTTAAAAAACTATACAATGCTTCAGACGTTACACAACGAAACAGAAATGGCCAAACAAAGTCTGGTTTATACTCTTTGTTTATCCCAATGGAATGGAACTATGAAGGATTTATTGACGAGTACGGAGTTCCAGTTTTCACTACTCCTGATATCGATAGGTTCGCACCAGACGGTGAATTAATAGACGTAGGTGTAATAGATAATTGGCAGAATGAAGTAGATGGTTTAAAAGATGATTCGGATGGTTTAAATGAATTCTACCGTCAGTTTCCAAGAACAACAGAACACGCATTTAGAGACGAGACTAAAGGAAGTATATTTAATTTAGTTAAAATATACGAACAAATAGATTATAATGAAGAAATGTCTAGAACTTTAGGAATTACCCAAGGTAATTTTCAATGGGTAAACGGAGTTAAAGATTCTCAAGTTATATTTTATCCAGATAAAAAAGGTAGGTTTAAAGTTAGCTGGGTTCCGCGTCAGCAATTACAAAATAGAGTTATACTTAAGAACGGGATAAGATATCCCGGTAATGAGCATATGGGTGCCTTCGGTTGTGATAGTTACGATATATCAGGAACAGTAGATGGAGTTGGGTCCAAAGGAGCTTTACACGGATTAACTAGATTTTCAATGGAAGATGCTCCGGCTAACAGTTTTTTTTTAGAATACTTGTCAAGGCCACCAACAGCGGAGATGTTCTTTGAAGATGTTCTAATGGCTTTAGTTTTTTACGGGATGCCTATATTAGCAGAGAACAATAAACCACGTCTATTGTACTACTTAAGGCGAAGAGGATATAGAGGGTTTAGCATGAACAGACCTGATAAAATATGGAACAAATTATCTGTAGCGGAAAAAGAAGTAGGTGGAATACCTAACTCAAGTGAAGATATAAAACAAGCGCACGCTGCGGCTATTGAAATGTACATTCAAGACCACGTTGGTATAAAGCAAGACGGTACTCACGGTGATTGTTACTTTAATGAGCTGTTAAATGATTGGAGTAGATTTGATATAAACAAAAGAACAAAACATGATGCATCAATAAGCTCTGGACTAGCCGTTATGGCCAACAACAGGCACTTGTATGCTCCAAACGCAAAGATTGAAAAACCAAAATTGAATATAAGTGTTGCTAAGTTTTCAAACAAAGGCAGCTCTTCAAAGATAATAAAGAATTAATATGAGGAATTTTCCAAGCCAAGTTGTTAGTGATGCTGAAAAAATAAGTTATGAGTATGGGCTTAAAGTTGCTCAAGCTATTGAGGGTGAGTGGTTAGATGAGGATAATAATTCTAATAGATACGACGAGAACAAAAAAGACTTTCACAACTTAAAATTGTACGCCAGGGGCGAGCAGTCAATACAAAAATATAAAGATGAACTATCTATTAACGGTGACTTGTCTTATCTTAATTTAGACTGGAAGCCTGTTCCAATTATATCTAAGTTTGTAGATATTGTTGTTAATGGAATCGCAGAGAGAACGTATGATATAAAAGCTTACTCGCAAGATCCGTTTGGAGTTAGCAAGCGAACAGAGTACATGAATTCTATTATGGAAGACATGCGAACAAAAGAATTAAAAACTTTTATACAAGAGAATTTTGGTATGAACTTGTTTAATAGTGAGCAATCATTGCTACCGGACTCGCAGGAAGAGTTAGATCTTCACATGCAGCTAAATTACAAGCAGGCTGTTGAAATCGCTGAAGAGCAAGCTTTAAATGTTTTGTTTGAAGGAAGTAGATATGAATTAATAAAAAAGAGGTTTTACTACGACTTAACCGTATTGGGTATAGGTGCTGTAAAAACCTCTTTTAACACATCAGAGGGTGTGGTCGTTGATTACGTTGACCCAGCAAATCTAGTGTATTCTTATACTGACAATCCTTATTTTGAAGATATATACTACGTAGGGGAAATAAAAACAATTCCAATAAATGAGTTGGTAAAACAATTTCCACATTTATCATCTGAAGATCTAGAAGATATAATGAAAAACTCTGGATACAACCGCAACAAACGCGGAATGTACAAGAATAACAGGGATCAACAAAACGATAAGAACAAGGTAGATGTGCTTTACTTTAATTATAAAACCTATATGAGTGAGGTTTATAAAATGAAAGAAAGCGCTAGTGGCGCAGAAAAAGCTATTGAAAAAGATGATTCGTTTAATCCAGAAGAAAACGAAAACTTTAGTAAAGAGTCTAGAAAAATTGAGTGCTTATATGAAGGGGCTTTAATAGTTGGTACAAAAAAACTAATAAAGTGGGAGATGGCTAAAAACATGATGAGACCTAAAAGCGATTTTACTAAAGTTAAAATGAACTATAGCATAGTAGCGCCAAGAATGTACAATGGGAAAATTGACTCATTAGTCAAGCGTATAACTGGTTTTGCAGACATGATTCAGTTAACTCATTTAAAATTGCAACAAGTAATGTCTAGGCTAGTTCCAGATGGAGTGTATCTTGACGCGGATGGTTTAGCTGAAATAGACTTAGGTAATGGCACGAACTATAGCCCACAAGAAGCTCTTAATATGTTCTTTCAAACAGGATCTGTTATCGGTAGAAGCTTCACGGCTGATGGTGATCAAAATCCCGGCAAAGTGCCTATTCAAGAAATTTCATCAGGATCCGGTGGGCAGAAAATGCAAAGTTTAATTGGAACGTATAACTATTACTTGCAAATGATAAGAGATGTAACTGGCTTAAACGAAGCAAGAGACGCTGCAAGCCCAGATCCAAAATCTTTAGTTGGAGTTCAAAAGATGGCGGCTGCAAACTCTAACACTGCAACTAGACACATTCTTCAAGGTGGGTTATTTTTAACATCTGAAGTTGCCGAATGCCTTTCGCTTAGAATATCTGATATTATAGAATACTCACCAACAAAAAAAGCATTTATACAGCAACTTGGATCACACAACGTAGCTACACTAACAGAGATGTCAGAGCTACACTTATATGACTTCGGTATATTTATAGAGCTAACTCCAGATGAAGAAGAAAAAGCAATGCTTGAAAACAATATTCAAGTAGCGTTAGGCCAACAAAACATAGAATTAGAAGATGCCATCGACCTTAGAGAGATTAAAAATATAAAACTTGCAAATCAACTTTTAAAAATTAGAAGAAAAAAGAAAATAAAAAGGGATCAGCAAGTCCAACAAGAAAACATGCAGGCTCAATCCCAGGCGAATATCCAACAACAAGAAGCTTCAGCGCAGCTTGAAATGCAAAAACAACAATCGGTTGCTCAGACGGCTATATCTATAGAGCAAGCTAAGTCACAGTTTGAAATAGAAAAGTTAATGCAAGAAGCTGAGATCAAAAAACAGTTGATGCAAGTTGAGTTTGAATATAACATGCAGCTAAAAATGGGTGAGGGGCAGAGCAAAGATAAAGGAGAAAAAGAAAAAGAAGACCGTAAAGACAACAGAACAAAAATACAAGCTTCACAACAAAGTGAACTTATAGACCAAAGAAACAACAACAAACCACCTAAAAACTTTGAGTCCTCAGGTAATGATATACTAGGGGGTATGGGTGATATGTCAGGATTTGGTCCGCAGTAAAATTTATTAACTATTATTATATTATATTATGGCAACAAAAAAAGAAGAGCCAATCGCAAATGACGATACCGGCAAGATTAAAGTAAAAGCAAAAGTAGAAAAACAACCAGATGGTAACGAAACAAAAGGAAACGTTACTAAAGTTAAGGCGACAATGAAAAAGAAACCTGAGGTTCAAGAGCAAACAGTAACCAAGGTTGATTTAAACGCTCCGCCGGTAAAAAAAGAAGAAGTTGTAGAGGATGTGGTTGAACCAGTAGCTCAAGTAGTTGAAGAGATTGTTGACCAACCAGTAACCACTGAAGAACCAATTAGCGTTATAGAAGAGGTTACTAACGAAGAAAAAGTAGAAGAAGTAGCGGAAATAGTAGAAAATGCTATTACAGAATCTATAGAAACCGGAACTCATATACCAGAAAATATTGAGAAGTTAATGCATTTTATGGAAGAGACTGGTGGGGATTTAACGGATTACGTAACACTTAACCAAGACTACTCGCAACTAGACAATCACACTCTATTAAAAGAATATTATAAATCTACAAAATCTCATTTATCAGAAGAAGAAGTTGACTTTGTTATGGAAGACAACTTTGCTTTCGATGAAGATATTGACGAGGAAATAGATATTAAAAGAAAAAAATTAGCTATGAAAGAGCAGGTTGCTCAAGCAAAGCTACACTTGGAAAGTGTAAAATCCAAATACTACGAAGATATCAAAAGTGGATCTAAGCTCACAAGTGAGCAACAAGAAGCTATTGAATTCTTTACCAAACATAACGAAGAATCAGGACAAGTTTACGAGAAAAGTAAAGAGCAAGCTTCTATTTTTGAAAATAAAACTAACAAAGTTTTCAACGAAAAGTTCAAGGGATTTGAATACAACGTCGGAGAAAAAAAGTTTAGATTTAATGTTAAAGATACAGCAAAACTTAAGGAAACTCAAGGCGATATCAATAACTTTATTAGAAAGTTTCTAAATAAAGACAATACGATAGACGACGCTAAAGGTTACCACAAGGGGCTTTTTACAGCTATGAATCCAGATCAAGTTGCTAACCATTTTTACGAGCAAGGTAAGGCTGACGCTTTAAAAGACAGCATTGCAAAATCTAAAAATGTAAGCATGGATCCTAGGCAAGCTCATCAAGAGAATGTCAATACAAGTGGGTTTACAGCAAGAGTTCTTAATAATGATGAATCTGATTTTAAGTTTAAAATTAAAAACAATAAATTTAA